CGTAGCAGTTAAGGGCGCAGTACCAGCAAGCGATATGCCAGCCATGTTGCTGATCTTGTCAGACATGCAGTTCAACCAATGCGCCAAGTTTGACGACAGCGCAATGCAAATGATCGAACGCAAGTTCGCAGATGCAGGTTACACTGTGCCACAGATTGTTTTCTGGAACCTAAACAGTTCAGACAACGTGCCTGTGGCGTCAGACAAGAGTGGTGCCGCATTGGTAAGTGGATTTAGTCCAAGTATCATGACTAGCTTGCTAGCCGCTGATATGGATCAATTCACTCCAGAAGGCATCATGCTTAAGACTGTAATGAGTGATCGTTACGCTCTGTAAGAACTGCTGGCCCACCTTAGCCTAGGCTGAGAACCCAGCATCCGCGATACACGAAATGTGGGATGGGCTGTGTATCCGGGGTTTGTTACTCTTCCTGACACAAAAAAGAGTAACACTAATTCGTTGTTTTATTACAACACCAATCCAGTTAACTTGAGGTTGACTGGATTTCTTTTTGATGCTATAATATACACATACTAGCAAACAGGAGCGATAAATGGGTTTCAAAATTTTGGGCAGAACACAAGACATCATGCAAGGCTACGGACCTATCCCAAAAATGGAGGGCCCTTTTTACTTTAACGGACGTATCTTGTATTATGATCCAAAAGAAGGTAAGTACTGGGATCCCAAGACGGATTTTTATGTTCCGCATGATGAATATTTTCGAATAGTAGGATTGATGTAATGCCAAAATGCTATCAATTAATTGGAGTTCCTGCCGCTGGTAAAAGTACTTGGGTTAATAGTCAAGAATGGACTGTGGGTATGGAGTATGTAAGTACAGATCATCATGTGGAAGTTTATGCCAAGGAGCAAGGTAAGACTTATTCCGAAGTATTCACAGAATACATGCCCACAGCAGTTGAACTAATGGCACAAGAAGTTGTAGAAGCACGAGAAGCAGGTCGAGATATAATTTGGGATCAAACCAGCACCACTGTTAAAAGTCGTGCTCGTAAGTTTAACATGTTGCCGGACTACTATCATATTGCGGTAGTGTTTCGAACACCCGAGCATAAAGAACTAGTTCGCAGATTAACTAGTCGTTGGGAGTCTGGAAAAATCGTGCCTGAACATGTTGTTGCTAGCATGATTGCCAGTTGGGAAGAACCTACTGAAGAAGAAGGCTTCAAAGAAATTTGGAGAGTTTAAGGAAAAATTATGACTATTAGAGAGTATGAAAGTATACAAGGCGATAACTTAGAAGAATCTGATATGGCTCAACTGTTGTCGACCACCGCAAACGCAGACGCGGTAGCTCGAATAAGAGCACAACTGCCAACAGGTCCTAGTTTAAGTCATTGCGATGAATGTGGGGAAGAAATCCCCAAAGCAAGACAACTAGCAGTTAAAGGCTGTAAAATGTGTATTGATTGTCAAATCGTAAGTGAACGTATGAAACGTTAAGGAGGCAGTATGCCGTGGATTGAAAATATTCCGTTGGAAAATGTAGCAAAAGGACAGCATCACGATTGCGGCGCCAACAGTATGCTGATACAGATTTCAGATCATGACATGGCGTTTCCCTCACCTAAACATCAGTTCAAAGAAGTACATCAATTTACTTTTTTGGATATTGAAGAAGATGGTATGACCAATACCGGTGGAGGAATGATTGATCTAAGTGAGTTTGCTATTACAGATGAACAAGCAGAACAACTTGTCCGTTTGTTGCAACACGCATGGGAAAATCGTATGAATGTTGTGGTTCACTGTCACGCTGGCATTTGCAGATCGGGTGCGGTTTGTGAGGTTGGAGTCATGATGGGATTCAATGATTGCGAGCGTTTCCGTAGTCCTAATCTTTTGGTCAAACACAAAATGATGCGACTATTGGGTTGGACGTATGACAGCGAAGAAAAGCCATATGATGTAAATGGCACTACCAACGAATGGGGGTTTATTACCCCAAATAAAGTAGTTGACTAATTACTGTGTAGATGCTATAATACTACATTAAACAGTGAAAGGCATCAAATGGCTGGCAAAGCAAAATCGGTTTACTTGACGGTGACTACCATGCAACACAAATCCGTGTTTCATCGTGTGTTTTTTAATGCTAAAGACTTTAACGAGTATGTTAATTCCGAAGAGTTCAAAGCAAAATATCCAACAACTGAATTTAAAATTGTAAAAGAAACTTACTAACAAAAGGAGCATAATATGCCAAGTGTATTCTTAGTAAGCGACACGCACTTTGGACACATGGGTGTATGCCGCTTCACACGTAACGATGGTGTTACAAAACTTCGCCCATGGGACTCAGCAGAGGAAATGGACGAAGCAATGGTTAAAGCGTGGAACGAACGGGTAAAACCCACTGACAAAGTTTACCATTTAGGTGACGTTGTTATCAATCGTAAAGCGTTAAAAATCTTATCCAGGCTTAACGGTGATAAAGTGTTAATTCGTGGTAACCACGATATCTTTAGGGACGACGAGTATCGCTTGTACTTTAGAGAACTTAGGGCTTATCACGTTATGAATGGCATGATTCTTAGCCATATTCCGTTACATTCGGATTCCTTGGGTCGTTTTGGAACCAACATTCACGGACATACTCACGCAAATCGTGTGAAACGAGCCCGTGGAGTTGATGCTAGAACTGGAGCTGTTCTGTACAGCGAAGAGAACGATGTGCGCTACCATTGTGTATGCGTGGAACAAACTCCGGACTTTGCTCCAATTCTGTTTGAAGATGTCATAAAGAACATCGAAGCAGAAGGTGGATCAATAGGATTCAAGAGTGGCAACGGACCTACTATGTAATATAGTAGTGTTTAAAATAGGCTCTTCGGAGCCTATTTTTTTGATTAGAATTTTGCGCTATAAATATATCATGGATTTAAAAAATATTTTTGTGTTTGATACTGATTTTTCCACAATCATTGAGGATCTCCCGTGGATGGTGTTGGAGAATCTTGACTGGAAAACTAGCGTACCATATTTTCTGCCCAACGGTGATGCTTGGGCCAATTGGACTCCTAATTGGTGTAGAGAATTAAAATCAATAGTAGACAGCAAGTTTTTCAAAATAAACCCGGTAGCTAGTATAGAGTTATATCAAATGTTCATCCACAACATGCCAAAGGGCATAGATCCGTCCAACACAATACACAGGGATTGGCCAATGTTCAACACTTGGGCCGCTGTTGTAATGCTCAAAGGCAACGGAGGTTTAAATTTTTACGAAGAATATGACAATAAGTCATTGTTGCATACGGTCAAGTTCAAAGTGGGGAGAATTTTGATTTTTCCTAGCATATATTGGCATCGAGTTGACTTGGTTACAGAAGATCGCATCAGCGTGGGTATGCTGTATAACAGCAATAATCTAGTACCCAATATGGCAGATGTGTTGCCATTATGTACGTGCAAATTGCGTACAACCCAGTTAATTTGCGACGGAAGCCATTCACATTTGAATTAAAATAGCAGTTTAAACTCATAAGCGTTTAGCTCAAATGAATAAATATACTATAATGATCAATCAATTTGATTAAAGAATATTGGAGATAAACGCATGTCGCTACGTATTAGACGAGGAACAGAAGCTCAGAGACCAAGTGCCGCCTTTGACTTAGGTGAAATAGTATGGACTACGGATACCAATAAATTATACGTTGGAGACGGGGTTAATCTTGGCGGCAAGAACATTTTAGCGACTAGTGCAGGAACTGGACTAATATGGAACGCTGTTACACAACGATTGGATTTTAACGGATCGGGCACAGGAATTGTAAATATACAAGCAGATACTAACCCATCGTTAGGCGGCAATTTAAATTTAAATAGTAGAAATATCACTGGGATCGGCAGTATTACAATATCTGGTACGTTATCTGTTACTGGATTAGGTTCAAATTTAAACTTAAATACGCGAAACATTACTGGTTCCGGTAATATTAACACAACAGGCACTGCCACATTTACTGGTAATCTTACGTCAAATAACGTTACCACTACCGGCTCGCAAATCAATACATTCAACGGCCCAAGTATTTTTTCACTAAACGGTGCCGACAACAAGATTGTAACAATTGCCCCGCAAACTACTGGACAACCGTCGTTGGACATTATACAGATAATGCCGTTCACACAAGGCGTAGCATTCAGCGGAATGCGTGGAACATTAGCATCTCCACAAATTTCTCAAGTAGGTGACGGGCTAGGTTCTGTACAATTCCGTGTCAAATATACAACTACTCCAGTTGCTCCGTCTGACGGATTTGCAGGAGTTGCTGGAATAGTTGGTAATGTCACTGACATGGGTAACGGCAGTACAATTTCACCTTCGGGAAAACTACAATTTATGTTAGTTAATCCTATTACACCAAATGACTTTGCAACTGTTTATCTAAGCGAGTTTACTGCTCCAGGTGTATGGACAGCTCCTGGATTTATTTCTAAATCTAAAATTAGCCAAGCTGGTATTGGATATGGCACAGGGGCTGGCAGCACTGCGGTACAAGGCACTAGCAGAACAACTTCAGTCACTATCAATGCACCATGCGGGACTATCACATTGTTTAATACAACGGCTACTGCTGGACAGTTGACTACATTTACTGTTAATAACACTATAGTCGATCCAACCGACGTGGTAACTGTGAGCATAAAAACATCCGCAGGATTCCATATGGTTGGAGTTACAAGTACAACTACTGATGCATTTACAGTTAGTGTTTATACTCCAAATGCTGTTGCAGTAGCTGAAGCTCCTGTATTAAATTTTGCAGTTGTAAAATCAGTAGCTGCCTAATATCATAATTAAAAGCCCTTGCACGTTAGGATACTAAATATCCTACAACAAGGGCTTTCTAATGAATAGATTTATTACAGATCCAGAAAATTATACGTTTGCCAATCTTCAAAATTACGACTGGGATGTAATACAAACTAATATTACCGTGGATTCTTCTAAAATGATGGAATGGTTTAATTCCATAGAAGACCAATTTACCGATTGTTGTTATAGTCCACTTGGCGATATGGATTTAACAGACCCAGCTAAGAAAGAATTTGCACTGTCATTTATCCCAAACAATTTAGTTTGGGGATTACCGTTACAATGGACACTTCAATGGTCTTACGACAGACCGGGTAAACTTCCATTTTTACAACTTGCAGACCCTGCACAATTTCCAGAAATTTCAGATCCAGACTTTCAAAAAAAGTTTAATAAAAATCTTCCAAAGTACTTGTTTGGTATGTATAAAACATACTATAATACGTTTGGTCCAGAATGTTTTGAAGTAACACGTTTAGTAAAAATGAATCAAGACGTGGGATTACGGACTCATGTGGATATACAGAATCCAGAATTTTTAATCAGAATGCATTTGCAAATTCAGGTAGATGAAAATGCGTGGTGGAAATTTGGCGACAACATGGAAAGAAAATATACATTTGAACAAGGAAGAGTTTATTTGTATAATACCGCAGTTAAACACGCGGCACGGAACGAAAGCTCTGCCCCTTGGATTATGTTGCACAATAATCCAATTGCAAGCTCAATTGATAAACTTTTAAAAACTTCTATGCACATAGGATAATATGACAGTTACTGGCAAAACACTTAGAGAAGCCCTTCAACTTAATGCAGTAGTTCCTCACCCTTTAGACTTGTGGCCGTATCGACACACAACTATGATTCCAAATCAAAGTTTTGATTGGTCTGGCACTGATCATGAAACATTGTATAAACGTAATCTTAGAAATTTGCCAGACAACTGGATTTATAGAACCAAGAAAATTACCTATAACTATAACGAGCAGGGACTTAGGATGCCTAAAAGTGTCTATGCTGTCGATAAAGATTATATTTTATTTTCAGGTACTAGCTATACACAAGGTTTAGGAGTAGCAGAAGAAGATAGATTTTGTAATCGTGTAAGTGCAGAATTGGGGTTAGATTTTATCCCGCATGGTGGGCCAACA